TTTGACAGATCTTGTCAAGGAACGAAACAATGTCCTCAGTAGTTTTCTCTCTTCCTTTGTATACACGTTCAACCAGAGGACCCAGGTTGAGGTAAATACTATCAGTATCAGAAGCAACCACATAATCTACATTATTAGTTTTAAGAACATTGTTTATGTATGAATTCATCTTCGCTTCGATCCATCGTATACTGAGCTGACCCCCGAGAGTAATTGCTTCAGCATTGTCCAACTTATAATAACGAAAATAGTTATTGCCGATAGCACCATAGGCACTATTAAGTTGGATTTTTTTTGCCATCTGGATGTTGTTGCATCTTGCAATCTCCCGTTCCAGTGCCTTAGTTTTCTTCTTTTCATACTCTTTCTTTGCCTCCAACATTTTCTTTTTGAAGATTACACGTTCATTATAAATTCTCTCCATCAATACTGGAAGGAACCCACGTTTCTTGGTTGTAAACTGTGCTCCGTTAGGACATACAGTTACATCCTCAAGAGAACTAAGATCAACTTCTTTCTTTAGAAGTTTATCAACATTTACACCAGGAAATTTTTCGTCAAGAAGTGTTTCTGGGGAAATGTTGTATTGCATAATCAAGTGAGGATATAGACTATTCAAGTCAAAACTTACAACCCAATCATACACTCCTGGAGTTGGTTCTTTTACATATGCACCAGCATACTTTTCATTTTTATTTTCATCTTTTTTCGGTGGAATGACAATATTTTTTTTCTTTAGTTCATTGTAGATAATCATATCCCACATGCGAACCTGATAAAAAACATCGTTAAAGTTTACCTTTGCATCAAATGCCATAGTAACTGCTAGTTCAACAAGTTTCATCTTCTCCTCAAGTGCGTCAACCAACCGCACGTCTTGGATGTTGTACTCTACAAACTTCTGCCAATTCTTCGTATAAAACTCTTTGAAAGTATCAAACTCAGAGTGATCTAGTTTCTTCTTACCAAGTTCTACTTCACCAATATAATCAAGACGATAACTTTCTTGTGCTTTGTAAGTAAACTTCTTGTAAAGATCTAAGTAATCAAGAACAGTGATGCCACCAATATCATAGACAACATGCGGGCGATGGTTAACATTAATCTCTTCGTTTGTAACAAGACCCCATGGAGACAATCTTTTGACTGCTTTTTCTCCAAGAATTTTACCGATACGCTTTGCTACGTAAGGAATATCGTAGAGTGTACAGTTCCATCCAGTAATTACTTCTGGAGTATTTGTTTGCCAATAATCTAAAAATCGATTGAGAAGATCGTACTCATCTTTACATTCGACATATAAAACTTCAGGATCATTGTTGTTGAATGATCCCTGTCCAAATGTAATAATCCTTTTGTTAGAATAGTTTTGTAGAGTAATGCAAAGCATTTCCTCATCACAGTTAGCGACTGTTGGAAATCCTCGCTCTGATGCAACCTCAATATCAATCGTCACAAGTTTCATCTTCTTGAGATCAAACTCAATATGATCTTCAGGATATTTTTCTGAGATGTACTGATAAATGTAACGTGTGTTGCCGTAGATCTCAAATCCTTCTACATTGTCATGCGTCTTGATAAATTCACGACAATCCCTTACACTACCAGGTTGAATGGATTGTACGTAATTTCCTTCTAAAGTTTTATACTTTGTTTTCTTTTTGCTAGGAACAAACAGGGTTGGTTCAAACTTTTCTCTAGCAATAAAACTTTTACCATCCTCAAATCCGCGAACGAGAAACTCGTTCCCTACCATTTGAACGTTTGTATAATACCTCATTCAGCAGTCAACGATTGATACTTATTCAAATAATCTTTGTTAGCATCCACAATAGTCAAAATACTATCGGAATGGATCATCATCTCAGTTTGACTTGTAAAGTCACTCATCCATGGAATTAATCCTGTTTCAGCAACTACAAATGGTTGAATAAGTTTACAATCTGGTTCACCAAGTTCAGATGGCACTTCTTCAATTCTACTAATAAGAATAATATTAGTTTTCAATAATAAAACCTTAATCATGGTAAAGACAGCTTCTGTGTCTTCAATTCTACCACTGCCTTGCGTACCTTGTCAATGTACCCACTGTTACGTAATTCTTTAAATACGAGATTTTCAAATCCATATTCCCCATACTTATCAAGAGAAGAATTTCTTGCAGTATTCAATTTTTTTAAGACTGCACGAAGTCCAGTTTCATTATTACCTCGGATCAGAGTATCAATTTTATTTTTTATATTATTTGCTTTCTTCTCCAACTCAGCCTCATCAAGTTCACCCTCAAACTTTTGTGGTTGTTGGACCCATTTATTTTTTAATATACTAAAAACTCCCTGACTTTTTCTTCTAGTAACTCCTGGTTTTTCTAGATATGGTTCTACATCTGCACCATAAACTTTTACGTCATGCGTTAATGACCACAAAGTTTTTTTGTCTTTAAAGTAATCGTCCAACAATTCAGGATCACATTGTGGAAGATACTTTGGATCAACAACCAAATGAACATCAATGTCAGAATATGATGTATAGTTGTATCCAGCATTGCCACCAAGCATCAACACATCTTTGATTGCTTTGCTATCGAGTTCAACATACTCTGCAAAAGCATCAGCAAATCTAAGAAGGGCAGATCTGATATTTGCCTTCAGATCATACCCATCCCAGAATGTTGGATTTAGTTGATCTCTAAATTTCAGCGTCAGATTTTCATTTAATTTTCTTAAATCCGACGCTGAAATATGTCTTCTTATACGACTATACAAAACACTTCATTCGTTTTGAAGTATTTAGAGGTAATCTTTTCTCCTTTGTTCTTCAGGAATGACTTTATTAAAGTCAATGTAAATAACCCCATCAATGTGATTTACTCCAGTAATAACCAAATCAGTAGGCATTTGCCAAACACGATTAAATCGACGGAAAGCTAATCCGCGATGAATATATTCTGAAGTTTCAAAATCTTCTTTGTTACCCTCAATAAAAAGTTTACCTTGTTCAGTATAAACTTTTACTTCATTTCGTTTAAATCCCGCTACTGCCATCTCAAGACGATATCCTTCTTTAGTCTTGAGAATATTATGTGGGGGGTAATTTGTATTTGAAATTGATTCTAAATACGTCCTTGTTTCAGGCACGCTAAGTGTAATTGAATGTGAACCAAACATAGTGACCTCTTTGAGCGTCTAGTGTTGAATGTCCCTTGCGGCGACATTACTAATTATATAGGATCCAATAAAAAAGCGGGTCGTAAAAACCCGCTTGTTCTATTCGGTTATCACTGTTCAGTTCGTTTTTTACCAATATTATATTTGGTTTCCAACACCCATTCACCCTTTTCTTTATAAGCAATCACCTTAATTTGGTTAAGTGGTGCAATATCAGAAATAGTATCTGGTTTAATAACCTCAATTAAACCCCAATCAGCTAGGAGTTGAATAATTCTATTTCTTCTCTGAACATCATTGATGCTAAGATTTGCTTTCTTACCATCTAATGCAAAAAGTTCTTTGAAGTGAACAATATAATACTTACCTTGCTTATGCAAAATATGGCAAGATTGATATAGTTTCTTTTCCTTTCTTGATGCAACACCGATCCTGGTTAGTGTCTCACGAACCTTGAGAAAATCGTCAGGTTCTGCAAGAACAACTTCAACCATCTTATCGGGAGACCAATGGTATTCGGGCTCGACGACAACACTCATTTTATTCCTCCAGTATCAAGTTTCTTTCTAATGAACGTTAGTTGATCTTCTGTTAGAAGAGAAAGAGCTTGTCTGGCTTTTTCATTACTATAACCATAGTAAGATTTGACACATTCAAGGTTCTTCAATTCTTCTTTTTTGATCCACGGAGAAAATCTCCGTTTCGATCTCAAAGTATTTAGTAAAAAATCATACTGCAACTTCTTGTCTAGATGATGATTAATATTCATCTCATTAGAAAACATTACAGCGTCAACATGTCCAGACAAACAACGATTGACAATATATGGAAGATACTTATTTTCAATTGTAGGATCTTCATCAATCAAATTTATCTTTGAAGTGTTTATACTGTTCAACCAATCTTTTAGTTCAACCATTTTTTGCTGCTGCTTTTCTAAAGGATTGATTTTCAATAGGCTTAACCCAACGAAGATTATCTACATGATTATTCGCAGGATTATCATCAATATGATCTATATATGCACTACTCCTAACCCATGCTTTCCACTCTTCTGGTATTCTTTTTTGACCTACCATATCAGGAGTAATAACTTGATCCCAAGTTTCTTTCAATTCATCTGGAGGATATTCATCAATAGGTTTCCAGGTTTCCGCAACAATACGATGAGCATCTATAGATATTGCTGGAGAATGTTTTTTTCCCCGCGCTCTATGATCATAGTCTTCAAATAACCCAGTAGGAATTGAAAGAATATATGAATAACACCTAAGTCTTCTTCCTGCTTCTCTAAGTCTTGCAGACCATTTCAATTTAGGTTTTAAAAATTTACCTGTTTTAGTACTAAAAATATCTGCCTTTCGATTACAATAATATTCAGGAAGTTCTTTTAAATAACGAATAACTGGTCTAAAATCAGGGTTTAAATGAACAATCATCTTTCAATGTAGGATAATGTATGTGATTGAGATTTGAGTTGATGTATAATTATATCACATCCTATCTTAGGATGTGAACTTCCACATGTGTAGATATCACATGCTGCTTTACCTTCCTCTGGCCAAGTATGAATACTAATGTGACTTTCAGAAAGTAAAGAAACCACAGTTACTCCCTGTGGTTCAAATTTTTTTGAGATTGATTGGATAACTGTTGCACCACTACTTTCTGCAGCAATTTCTAAAAGATCCTGCAGAAATAATAAGTTGTCTAATAAATCAAATGGACAACCATAAAGATTAAGTAGATAGTGCTTTCCCATCAGAGTAGTTTAAAAGAAGAAGTTCCTTTCGATCCTTTTGATTTTTAGTATATTCGCCAGTTGATCGCATAGTATATGTATGTTCATACTCAACTGCAGACCATTTAGAGAACCTATCTTTTACTAATTGTGATGAATTATAACTAACCATCATATCAAGTGAACTATTATCGCAATCAATAGCAAACTGATCGTGATCAAATCCTTTGTGCATTGATCCTTTGTTCCCGTAGAGATTAT